GCGAGTTCGCCGGCGAACTGGCGGCGCCATGCGTGGCCGAGGCCTTGATGGCGCTCCTCATGAGGGCCAAGTAATGGCTATCAACCAAGCACACGCCCTCGAGCACGCCGCCCAGGCCCTCGCCCTGCGCCTACAGCTTAACTACGCAGGCACGCGGATGATCGACCACTACCTCGGCAACGTCACGCCGGTAGATCCGCACATCGTCGAAGTGGTCACCCTGGCCAATCAGATCATGCAGCCGCTGTTCGATGCGATCGGCGACGCCGAGATCGAGCACAACCTGCTCACCCACCGCCTCGGGATCTGCCGCACGCAGTTTCGCAACCTTTCCGAGTACGTCCACGCAATCCCGGGGCGAATGCCCACCAGCAAGAATGCCCACCTTCGCGGCGAGCTCCTGGCCTGGCTGCAACAGGAAATTGACGGCGCCCCCACCCTGCCGGGAGGATCTGCACAATGAGCCGTGGATCATCAAGCGGCCTCGAGATCGCCTGCGCGCTGCTGTTCGCCGCCGCGCTTTGGACTTTTCGCGCATCACTTTTCATCGCCCGCGTGGCGCGTAACCTGCGCAACGAGTGGCAACAACACGACCAACCATCGCAAAGGACTGAAAACAAATGAACAACCAACAAATGGTAACCAATGCACGCCCACTCGAAGACCTTGAGCTTTTCGAGCTAATGGTCGCCGCCTACCCTGAAAAATTCGCCGCCCGAGAAGAAAAAGGCGACGACATCTGGGACGAGGTGATGGAATTTGCCGACGAGCTTTGCGCGGAAATGGATCAGGACGCGCTCTGCGCCCTGATGGGCCGAATTGTGATGCTCACCATGCCAATGCAGGCCGGAATCACCGGAGAAGGGCGTCACGCGCTTGGAGCCATCGAGATCCGCGAAGGCAAAGCCCTGATGACTGCTGCCGTATCCCGCCCATTCAAAGGACAATGACCAATGAGCCTTATCAAGCGTTACACCGTCGAACACGAATGGCACGACCACACCGTCACCCTCGAGGTCGACCTCTCGATCCTGACGCCCCTGCTCGCCAAGGAACACCTTGATTTCTGGTCAGGATCGGCAGAGTTTCAGGCCGCCGAGAAAGGCGACGCAATCCTCGCGGTAATCCGCCTTTTCGGGGCCAACCTTATTGCGCGCATCCTCGAGCAAGGCGGCTCATCCTTCAGCGGCGGCGAGGCTGCTGACATCTGGAGCCGCGAACAACAAGAGGCCGAAGGCTGGGGCGGCGCGGCGGATGACTCCCCATTCGGCCACGTCGGCATTCGCATTGTCAGCGCAGACATTGAAGGCGTCGGCTTTGACGATGTTCGAGTAAAAGAGGTTGCCGCCGCGTAACCGTAAATATCGCCAGATCCACAAGCCCGCCACCCGGCGGGCTTTTTTGTTACCGTGCGAGCCTTCACCGAGGAGGAACGCGCAGTGACGCGAACGAACAAGATCATTCTGGCCATAGTGGCAGTGGCCGCCCTGACGACCTATATCAAGTACCCGGCGTGGCAGCTCGAGGAGGCGCACCGCAATTCCGGCGTCGAGGCGTCCTGCTCGCTGAAAAAGCTCGAGGGCGTGCAGTGGGCGACGTGCAAGTACGGCGCCGGCGGGAGCATCTGGCTCAAACAGGGCAACGCCTGGCTGGCGGCCAACAGCGAGGCGCAGATCCGCGCCGTGCGCCTGGCCACCCTGCCCAACCGTGGCGGCGCCGCTCTTTACGCCGATGCCAAGGCGAGCGTGCAAGTGCCCGCCGCGATCGCGGCCCGCCTCTAAATCGCAGGCACAAAAAAAGCCCCCACCGCCGCGAGGCAGTGGGGGCTTTTTCACTTCTTGCCGTCTGGATAACTCGCCTCGACCGTGCAGCGGTAACTCTGCTGCCGACTGCCGCTGGCGGTCACCTTGTCGACTGACCAGCGCCCTTGCATGAAACTTGGCCAGGTCCCATCGAGCACGATTAGTCCCTCGGCGGCCAAGGCCGGATTCCCGGGGCAATCAACCCGCAACTTGACCGCCTCGCGCTCCATGCGGCGCGACTCACCTTCGCCGGCGGCGATCGCCTCGGCTTCGCCCTGATAGCGCTGACGCACCTTCTTGAACGGCTCCGAACCCGTCTCGACGATGCACTCTTTGCCCGCAGCACCGTCCCACCATGTGGTTTTGCAGCCGCGAAACTTCACGCGACTGTCATCGTCAATGCTGGCCATGATGAAAGCGCGATCGCCTGGGCGGTTGTCATTCGTCACCGAGAGAGGCACGTCCGCGAGGATCTGCCCCGACAGCGACTTGGTTTGCCCGCGCCTGGCCAATACCCACAGATCGTTGACCTGCTTGGTCACCGCGTCGTGATCCCGCACGATCCGGGTCAGAAACCCCATGTCAGTCTCATTCGACTGATCGATGTGCGCGATCTTGATCATGGCCAGCTCAGGCGCCACGCGCGGCGAGAAACCGTGCTTTGTCGCAATTTCACGGAACAGAGCGCCCAGCGTGGTCGGCCCATAACTGGCCGATCGGCGAGCCTTAAACCCCGTCTCGTCCTTGACCTTGAACGGCGCCGCCGTGGCCACGATCAACAACCGCATGGGGAACAGGTTAGGCGTGCGCCGGGTGATGACGAATTCGCCCTTGTCGACGAGCCCCGACTCCAAGTAGCCCACGCGCAGCCCGATCTTACCGTCGACGCTCGGGAGCCCCTCGAGGCCCTCGATGTCCACCGTCAACTTGAGCGTATCCGACTCAATCCCAGCCGCGTCGGTGTGCTCCCAGTCGATCAGGCGCTCATTGAGCAAGGCGGCATTGGCCCCGTAGATCTCCACTGCCGGCGTAAATCCAAGTGACATAAATCCCCCTCAATCCCAGGCCGACACCGGCGCGGCGACACTCGGTCGCGACTCCAGCTCGGGCAATATCACCCACACACCCGCAGGCAGGGCCGGGCCGAACTCAGCGAGCGTCGGATTCAGGCGCCAGAGCGCCTCCTCCGCCGCGTCGTCAGATCGGCCCTGCTCGCGGTATAGCAACAGGTTTGCCGTGTCGCCGGCGACGCTTCGAGCCCTACGCATTGACGAACTCCTGTAATTCGACCGTCCACTCGGTGACCATCGGCGTCCCGTCGTCGATAATGAAACTCTGCTGCTCGGTCACCTTGTCGATTCGCCAGCGGCCCCAATTACGGCCAACGCCGTCGACCAACGGAAAGGGCACGCGGCGCGCTTGCAGCTCACGCAACTCATTGAGCCGATCGGTAGCCGGGGCATACATCGCCTTGCCACTGATCCGCAGCGTCTCCAGGCCCTGGCCCGTTTGGTGCGACTTAGGCTTGCTCGCGATGATGTCCAGGCTCACCCAGCCACCATCCGACGAGCGCTCGAGGCGCTCATACGCAAAATTCCGCGACAAACCGAAGATGAACCCACCCAACGCCATTTGCTGCCGCATTAACCACCTCCATCTGTCAAAGCAGCGCCGCGCCGCTGGGCGAGCTGGTCAGGCGCCATCATCAAGGGCACGAACTCCCCGCGAAGACGCGACATAACCGTGTCGGCCAGCGCTGTAGTGGTGGCCTGATCCGCGCCGTTGATATGAATAGTCGGCGAGAACTGCATTTGCCGATTATCCGCGTTGGTGACGCTCGGAATGTCCTTGCTCACCTCGTCCGGCGAGCTCAGGCGGTCCACTAGGGCGCCTAGCTTCTCCCCGAGCCATGAGCCAGCCTCACTGCCCGCAATGCTGCCAGCGAGCCCGCCAAGCGCTCCGCCGATGGCCGTGCCCACGCCCGGGAAAATGAAAGTCCCGATCGTGGCGCCCATCGCAGCCCCGGCGTAGCTCCCAGCCAGCGCACCACCCGCCGAGCCAACCGCCGAGCCAACCCCAGGCGCGTCACCCTCCTGCAAGGCGGTGATGCCCTCGACAGCAGCAGTTGCGATCAGCAGCGGCGCAACCACCTTGCCGGCAACCTTGGCAACCTTTGCGGCCTTGGACGCCTTTTCGAGCTCGGCTAGCTTGGCGGCCTCAGCCAACTTGGCGGCCTTGCCGCCCAGCGGGGCGACTGACCCCGCCTTCCCTGCGATATCCCCAACCCCAGCCGCAGCACCACCCAGGCCCGGCGTTTTCACGCCAGGGCGCCGGCGGCGACGCTTGTTCTTGCCCCCGGCGAGATCGCCAAGGCTCCCGGCAGACGCCATACGAGCCATCGCCGCATTGAGCCGGCCCACGGCGAGATCCGCCGTCATCGCCGTGCGGGCCGTGGTCCCGTCCAGCTTGGCGCGAGCCAGCCCGGCCTTATTGAACGCCTGCCCGATCAACAAACCGGCGAACTTGAGGCCCAACGCACCGATTTTCAGAGCGGCCAGTCCGCCCGCCGCCACAGCGAGCGTGCCGGTAATACCCGGGAAGGTTTCGGCAAACCAACTGAAACCATCAACGACAGCACCAAGAGGGATCAGCACCGCATTGAGCGCCGGCAACATAGCGTTACCGACAACCGTTGAAAGGCGCGTCAGTCTGGCGACAAAGGCATTCAGACCGGTTTTCGAGGTGTTGGCCACCCCCGCAGCCTCCTGCATCATCGAGGCGTTTTCACCCATGGCAGATGTAGCGTATTTCGATTTGTCCTTGATCAGCCCGAAAGCCTTGTCCAGCTCGCCAAGGTTTTGCAGCAGCGGCATGATTGCGCCAATCGACTCAGACCCGAAAAGCGTCGTCGCCGTGGCGTTCTGCTCCTCAATTGGCTGATCCTTGAGCGCCTCGAGAACCTCCATGATGGTGCTGGGGGCGTCCTGCTGCATACGCGCAGCAATATCCACAGCGTCCAAGCCCAACGATTTCCACGCACGATCCTGACCAGCCGTGGCGCTCTCGCCCTTAGTCAGCGCCGCGTTGAAGTTCTTAAATCCGGTACCGGCTATTTCCTTTTCTGTGCCAGGGTTCAAAAGAGCCGCAGAAAGCGCGGCGCTCTCCTCAGGTTTAAGGCCCGACGCCTTACCAATAGCACCGTAACGCTTCACGACCGCCGAAATGTCGGCGGCAGTGGCGTTGAAGTTGTTCCCGAGATAGTTCGTTGCATCCGCAAGGTCGAGCGTCTGACCACGATTTAGAGCCATGGACGCACGCCAGGCCGCCATGGTTTCGCCGGCGTCCTTGGCGCTAATATCGAATGCCGAGGCCATAATCGCCGCGTCCCGGGTAAACTCCATCACGGCGGTTTGCTTGGCCGCAGAATCGACGGTCCCGTCAGCTTTTTTCTTGTCGTTACCAATGCCCGACTGGCCCGCCGCGTACTGGATCTGCGCCAGATCCACGCCGGTGATGCCTCCCGAAGCAATCAACCGATCGCTGGCCAGCTTAAGGTTGGCCGAGGCCATCTGCTGACGCTGATCACCGGTGAAGTCGATAACCTTGCCCACGTCGGCCATGGCCGTCTCGAGCTCCATGGCATGCTTGATAGGCCTACTCGCCAGGTAGCCCACGGCGGCTGTCTCCACGATCTGCCCGCGCATCTCGCCACGGGCCGTCCGGTTGCCGTCGATTTTCCCCTGCTTGGCATTGATCGAATCGAGCTTTGCCCGCTGCGCAGTCAGCGCCGCATTGGCCGAATCCGTGGAACGCTTGAGGCGCAACTGCTCCACGGCCAACTTGCCGGTATCGACGCCGGCATCCGTCAGCGACTTACCCAGCCGCATCAGTTCCTCACGCTCGCGGCGCTGGGCGCGCTCCAGGGACTTAACCCCTATCGTCGCCCGGTCCTGCTGCGTGTCGAGCCGCTTCGAGGCGCGCGTAACCGCGTCCAGCTCCTGCCCGAGCCGCTTCTGCTCAGCCCTGGCCAACGCGATGTCGACCGCCGAGGATTCCGTCGCAGACTCCAGGGCCTTGGTGGCCACCACCGCCTTGCCGTAGGCCGTGGCCAACTCCGCCGCACGGGTGCTGGCCACGGCCTGCTCACGGGTCAACCGCGCCTGCTCAGCGCGAGCGCTGGCGAGCGACTTCTCGGTCTTTTTCACGTCCGCATCTAGCTTCGCGAAACCGGCCATATCCTTGGCCTGGGCATTGAGTTTCTTGAGCTCCGCCTGCTGCGCCTTGAGCGCCTCCTGCAACTTGCCGGCCTTCTTGCCCATGTCGCCGAAAGTGCTCGAGTAAGCATCAACCGCTGCGAGCTTGAGCGAATATTTGCCCTCAGACATGCCGCGTCACTCCTTTTTAGCCCCGAGACGCTTGAGCGCTATGTCATAGCGCCTCAACGCCTTACCGGCATCCCACTCCAGAATCTCCGCCTCGGTCACCGAGTAAACGAGCGGTACAACGTCGAGAATTACTTCGATGTCGCGTTCCGAAAAAAGGCCGCCGGCTTGTTTAAAAAATCGTCGATACGCTCCTGCAGTTGGGTCCAATCAGGAACGCTCAACAGTGCAAGGTCGGGGATCATCAGGCCGGTGCAATGGGCGGTGATGAACTCGGCACGCTCTTTCGGCGTCTTGAGCTTTTTCATTGCCTTGGTGGCCATCAGCGCCGGCATTTGCAGGCTCAGCGAGGCAACGTGCGCGCCGCCGGCATCGATCGGGAACAGCAGTTGCACCTCGTCGAGATCCTCAGGATCTGCCGCGCCCGCAGACTCGGCGCGCGAATCGCCCTCGAGCTCCGCGTCGTCGGCGGCTTTGGCCAGGAAGTACGAGGCCGGAAGGGTCGACATTTCATGCACGTATTGCGCAATGGTCACGTAATCCGGGCGCTTGAGCTGATCCAGCACCTTGCCAGCCAAGCCGGTAGCCAACTTGGCCAACTCAAAAAACTGATCGTCTTCATCGTTGCCAGCCTTTGCGAGCGCGGCTTTCTGCTCCGCGTAAAACAGCGGCTTGAGCTGGATTTTCTCGATGAGCTGATCGTCCTCACCGGTGATCGGGCACAGCAGAACGTGAACGGGTGGCTTCCAAGACATGGGGAGATTCCTTACAGACACAAAAAAGCCGCCCGTAGGCGGCGATCAAAAGGGAGAGACCGAAAACCGGTTAGGGCATCAGCACTGCACGGCGGGCATCACCCAGGATGTCTACGCCGTTCAGGATGAACTTTTGCGTGCGGACATCGATGTCGATAACCGGCACGCCGTTTTCCAGGCGGTTATAGGTGCGGCAGGCGATCTCGAGCACGGTCACCGGCTTGTCGCCCATCTTGAGGGTTTTCTCCTCGAGCGATTTCATCTTGCCGCCCACGGTGTGGTAGGTGAAATAGGTGCTTCCGTCCTGATCCTTACCACCCTCGCGGACGTTGAGCAGGATGTCGTCGCCGAGCTTTACGCCCAGGGCCAACATGATCGGCAAGCCGACGCCTTGCAGCGTCAACTTACTGGTAAGCACCTTGCCGCCCTTCGCCATTTCCTCGGCGATAAAGCGGCCACCGCGCATTTCTTCCATGTCGAATTCGATCTTTGGCGGATCGAACTCCTCGACCGTAGCAGACAGCGGGAGGCCTTGCAGGGTGGCCGCAATGGCCTGTCTTACGCGGTTGGTAAACATCAGAGAACGTCCTCCAAAAATTGCTCGATAATCGCGTCGCTGGCGTTGAGCTGGTAAACCATGTGCTCGTTTGGCGCGTAGCGACCGTATTCAATGACGATGAACCACGTCCCGTTTTTGTACTTCTCGACGGTGTTCAAATCGGGGTGCAGATAGACCTTACCGCCCGGAATCGTCTCGTCGGCGACCAGCGTTTGCAGCCAGTCGTCAATTCGCTTTACTTCCTGATCCATGAACGACTTGGTCAGGTTTTTGGCCATGGCTTTCTGGCCAGCCTTCACCAACTTGCGGCTGATGGCGTCCTCGAGGCCGACGTAGCTGATGAACTTTCCGGTAATCGAGCGGTTACCGATCAGCGAGAACCCGCCGAGAATGGTCCGCGCGTAGTAGCAAACGCCGTAGCGGTTGAGCAGATCACCCTCGGTCGACTTATCGAGGATGTTGTATTCCACCGTCCGAGCAACGTCCTCGGCGTTGGTGACCTGATTGCCCGGGCTTTCCCACTGCTTGACCTTGGCCAGCGCAGCAATAGCCAGGGTCGACGGCGGCAAAAATACATTCGCTTTCGCCGCCTTGGAGTACACCGCCGGCATTTGGTGGATAACGAGACAGCGGTCATAGCCGAGATCCGCGCCGCCGAGCTCGCCGCTGTAGGTCACCTGACCCGCGACGGGGACGTCCTTGCCATCGAGCACCACCCGCG